TTAAAAATTTACATAGCTACTGAAAGCATCTGTTGCTTCTTTAGTAACTTCATCAGAAATATGAGTGTAAGTATCCATAGTTATTTGTAAAGAAGAATGTCCTAAACGTTCTTGGATTATTTTAGACCTAACGTTATCTGATTCGAATAATAATGTTGCGTGGGTATGCCGAAAACCATGACAACCAATAGAATGTAAGTTAGCTTTTTCTGCCAATCTTTTAGAACGTTGGTAAATGTCTTGACTTCGGAACATGGTACCATCAATTTTTGTAAAAATGAGTTGTGTTTTAAATCCACCTTTTTTCATTAAAGCTTCATGCTGTCTAAGTTTCCATTTTTTTAAGATATAAGCAGTCTTGTTATCAAAAGAAATTTTACGAATAGAATTGGGAGTTTTAGGATCGTTTATAGTCAATCCATTTGTACTGATAGCAGTAGTTTTATTTATATTAACTACCTGCTTTTTTAAATCAATATCATTCCAATTCAATGCTAAAGCTTCGCCAACACGTATACCAGTAAAAGAAAGTAAGCGAAAAATAGCACAGTCTAAGTCGGCATAGTATTTTAGAACTAAACTTTCTTCTTTGGCTTGATTGGCAATGCTATCAGCTGTATTTAAGAAATGTTCCAGTTCGTCTTTTGTATAGAACTTTCTTTTTGTATTCTTTTCTAATTTCTTTAGCGAACTAGGTTTAGTTATTTTCTTAAATGGGTTTGAGTCTATTATTTCTAAACCAACAGCATAGTCACAAACACGAGAAGCATAACTTAAAAGTACTTTTCCCATTTCATTCTTTTTATACCATTCATTAACAGATTTTTGCACGATCTTGACTGTTAAACGCTCAAGTCGCATTTTCCCGAATGTGGGCAAAATGTGTTTTTTCATACGTCGTTCAGTAGCGATGAATGTGGATTCCCTAACTGTTTTTTTGTATTCGTCCAACCACATATAATAAACTTCTTCAAAAGTGGTTAAACGAGTATGCTCGTTAGCTAGATTTCCATTATCAAAATCTATTTTTTTTTGATTAAGCTTGAGCTGTGCTTCTTTTTTTGTATTACAGTTTCTGATAGTGACATTAATTTGTTTTCCAGTTAAATAATCTACGCCTAAATAGGCAGTTACTTTCCAGTATTTTTTTCCTTTTTTTGTATATTGTTTAAAAGTTGCCATTTTTTATCCTTTCCACTTGGGCAAGCGAATAGAAGGAATGACAAATTTCTAGCACCTCCTTATTAAATTTTAAAGCCCCTAGCATGAATCGAACACGCTAGAACTCACCAGAGAGGGGGATTTATAGTAGAAATTATGTTATAATTGGCCTATGAAGAGGTCATCCAATTTTGATGTTAGTCGTTTCTTGATGCGCTAAAATGAAAAGCAATAGGATTTATTTTTCTGTTCCAGTTATATTCGAAATTTGGGTTGTAATGCATTTTTAGGGAGAAGTTTTTAATTAACGAAAGAATAGCTTCATGTACTATTTGCCTCATAATCGCTAAGTGTATGTCTGTGAATTGAACTGGCTGATTATTATAATCAGGAGACCCTCCTAAAAATATGTGATTATTTGATTGTGGTGGAATCTGAAAGCCAGTAGTTCCTTTAATCAATGAACTGTAATTACTATCGATTGTAGGATCAAAGTGAGCACCGCCATCTTGATTTGCTAAAGTGATAATGATTTTACCTCTTGAAAAGTCACTATTTTTCCCAACTCTAAAAATTGTCCCATTCCACCAATCATCAAAAGAAAGTTCGATATGTCTTTTTTTTAGTGGATTAAATAAAAATGTATCGTAGTATCCAACCTTGGGTGGTTGTGCTAAAAATCTGGCACAATAAATACTACCGTAAAAGATTTCTTGTTTGATTGGATAATCAATAAAACTATACATTTTGAGTGATTTTTTACTTTCTATTTGATTTATCAAGCTATGAGAAGTTCGAGAATCGTAAAATAACATTCTCAAAGTGGCAGAAGAACGTTTTATCATATTAAACATTCCGTTATCGTATGCTTCAGAATCCAAGATTAAGGCTTCTACACTTTCGACTAATTGTTGTTTAGTTTCTTCAGGTAATCTGTTAACTCTATAATTTTTTTTCATGAGGTGATAAAATGACAACTCCTTCCGAATTAGTTCCAATAAAAGAAATTAATGATATCTGGGGCAGTCCTAATGTCGAAACTATGTGTTCCGTTTTTGATAATACACCAAATATCACAAAAGAAATATTAGTTCATTTATTGGCAGGGTATCCTATTGTTGATTTAAGCGATGGTGAGTATATACATTTTTTTCAGTTGGATGATGAAGCTATACAGTTTATAAAAGAAAAAAATATTCTTTAGTCCGTGTTCCCAGCACGGACTTTTTTTATTTCAAATAAATTTCTTGTCCCATTTTTAAGTTGTAATGAGCTATAACATTTGAGTAATTGTATTGTCCTTCATATTTTTCGATTAAGCTTCTAAACATATATTGTTCTGCTTCGGATTCCATCTTAGAACGAAAAACAGGAATTTTATACAATTCCATTATATCCACATGGTCTTTTACGTGCTTTAACTCGTGATATATTGCTTCTTCTTGTTCTGATGGTGTTAAATTTTGATTTACAAATATGATACCGTAGGTAGGGTCGAAACATGCGCGTTTGTTCAAAGTAGTAAAAACTAACTCCACATTATATTCTTCTACCAACTCTTTGATACTTTTCATATAAGCACAACCTTTGACTTATTTCCCGAATCTACCCTTTAAATATGCACGAATAACTTCTCTGTCATGATCATCAAGTGGTTCACCGTCAAAACTCATGACGTTATCCAGTACATCATTTAAATCGTCAGATGGTTTAGCACCAGCTTGGTTTGGATTTTCAGTACGACCTAATAAATAATCAACAGAAACATTAAAATAATTGGCTACAGCTTCAAGTTTATCCGAAGAAGGTGTTCGCTTATTCCATTGATAAATAGTATTTCGTCCAATATTTATTTCTTCTTCAAGCTGATAAATAGACACATCTCTATCTTTTGCTAGTTTTTTTATACGTTCCAAAAGGTTCATATGAAAGCATTCTCCTTCTAGTTACGCGTTATTTACAAAAAAAGTTAGTAAAAATGTTTGACATTTACAATATTTGTTAGTAATATAATCACGTAAGCTAATTTATTAGCTAATAAGTTCTCAAATAAAACCTATAAACAAAACTTGAAAATCGTTGGGGAACGGTAAAAGTATTGTTTTAGAAGGCTTTTAAAGTCTTATTTAGCTATGGGTTCATTTTACAATATGTGTTAGAAAGTGTCAACGAATTTTATTGAATTAGCTAATTTTTTAGCTTACAAATTAGAGATGAAAGGGAGTGAAGGGAATGGATAAAATCAAAAATAAGCCCCAAGTTACTGTGAATAACAAGGGGCAATCGCAAGTTCAAAAAATCGATGAATTAATTGACCGGCAACTATCTCATTTTAGCAAGAGAATACCTGCTGATTTAGAGATGACTCAAGCGCTAGTTCAATTATTATTAGCACGTATGCTTGCTAAATTTTAATCAGCTAAAAATTGGAAGGACAAAATATCTTCTGTTTGAATTGCAACATTTTGGCCATCACCTTTTAGGTTTAATGATTTTGCATTTCTTATATCAGAGGCAGTAATAGTTTCAGGATCAAACGTTTTACCATCTAAAATAATTTGATCAATTTCATAAAATACTTGTTTTTCTTTTACCTTGAAATTAATTATAACTCTATTCATATCATCCACCACCTTATCAGTTATTTCAGCAGACCACTTGCTGATAAGGAAATTATATCAAAAAAAGAAAGTGAGGTAATTAAATGTCACAAGATTTAGCTATCGAAGTAAGAGCAGCACTAATTCGTGCAGGGAAAAACCAATCTTGGTTAGCGAAACAATTAGGGATTTCAAGTCCGTACTTATCAGATATTCTTCATGGTCGTAGACGTTCAGAAGAGCAAGTTCGGAATATCAAAAAAATATTAGATATTAGATAGGAGGTATAGGTAAAAGTGGAAGTGATTTTAACTCCAGAAAATGAAGCTTCTCTAAGAGATTTTGTACATGGAATTATTGTAGATGAAATAGAAAAAGTACGAAGAGATACGGCAGTTGATAAGCGAGTCTTAAATCAAACAGAGATTGCAAAATATTTCAATGTATCCACAACAACAATAAGGGAATGGGAGAAGCTAGGTCTTCCACATGGATCAGTAAGTAAGCAAGGGAAGTTCTACGACAAAGAAGAGTGTCGCAGATGGCTTCTATCACAAAAAAGATAAATCTTGGGCAAGCGAAATTTAGGGAGGAAATAATATGAAAAAAATATATCACTTAAGACGTATAGCGGCATTGCTAATCGTTTTTGGCTTGGGGCTTTTAGTAGGTGGCAATGTTGGACCATTAATCCAAAACAGTTATATAGCAGCTTTTATCGTTTGGTTGCTCTATTACGATTTAGCGTTAGAAGATCGAGAAATAAAAAAACAAAAATAAAGACCCACTTCGACGGCCATCAAAGTAGGTCAATTACAAATATCAAATTCAAGGAGAGTGTACCACATGAATAAAGAAATTGAAAGAATGATTATTGAACTTGAAAAAGAATGTAAGGCACAGAATGTTGAACTTCTTCTATGTGCCGCAAATTTTGAAACAGACCAAGGAAGTACTGTGTTTTGTGGTTCAGTTATCGGGTTAGCTATACTCTTGCAAAAATTATTAGGTGATCTAAAAGAGCAATTAAGCATAAGCGAATCTTGTGATTGCCCAGAATGCGTAGCAGAAAGAGCCGAAGATGCTGCAAATGAAAAATCTATGGATGAATTACTAACTGCATTTTTAAGAGGTGAACTGCAATGATTGAAGTAAGAGGTTTAAGTGATGATGTTTACGAATTAATGTTAGCGAATGCTCAAAATAGGATTGTTCAATCAATTCGAACTGCAGCAGCAAATGGTAACACAAGTTGCGTAGTGAATAGTAAAGGTCTTACATCAACGTTTTTATCTCAATTAGAAACAGAAGGATTTGATCACGTTGAACTTGAAGAAAACAAAACGAAAATATTTTGGGAGTGGTGAAAATGCCTGAATTTGATTCATTAGGAGCTAGACAAGAGCCGCTAGAAGAAAAAGAAGCATTAGAGCCAACATGGGAATATGACGAAGAAGAGGAGAATCAATGATGGGGGAAATTATTTTACAAAAAGACGTTACTGATGCAGTTTCTAACAGAATTAAAGGTTTAGAGCAGGATGGGTTACAATTGCCAGCTAATTACAATGCATCGAATGCTCTAAAATCAGCATGGTTTGCAATTCAAAAAGTACAAGATCGAAATAAAAGACCTGCTTTAGAAGTTGTTACAAAAGAATCTGTTGCTAACACTTTATTAGATATGGTTGTTCAAGGCCTAAGTCCAGCAAAAACCCAATGTTATTTTGTTGTTTATGGAAAAGAGTTACAAATGCAACGATCATATTTTGGAACACAAGCCGTTTTGAAACGTTTATCAAATGTTAAAGATATTTGGGCGGAAGTTGTTCACAAAGGTGATGTGTTTAGGATTGGCAGTGAAAAAGGCAGAACAGTCGTTAAAGAATTTGAGCCAGACTTCGCAAATCAAGACAATGAAATTATTGGTGCTTTTGCAGTAATTGAAAAAAACGATGGCGAACGTGTTTATACCGTTATGACAAAAAAAGAAATTGACAAATCTTGGAGCAAAGCGAAAACAAAAAATGTTCAAAATGATTTTCCAGGAGAAATGGCTAAACGTACAGTAATCAATCGAGCCGCTAAAACATTTATCAATACAAGCGATGATAGTGATTTACTGACAGATGCGATTAATAGAACAACAGAATACGAATATGATGAAAACAGACGTAAGGAAGCAGAACCAGTTGCAGATACAGCAATAGCACTTGAAGAAAAATTATTTGCCAACAATAAAAAAGTTATTGAGCAAGAAAACGATATTGAACAAGCAAACCCAATTGAAAAAGAAGATTTAACGAAAACGGCTGAACAAATTTTAGAAGAACCAGTTCAGGAAACTTTAGATGTGATGGCTGGTTATGAAACCAATCAGAAAGAGAGTGAAGCTGATGTCTCAACGATTGAAGAAGACGATTATCCTTTCTGATGAAAATTATTATTCACAAGAAGCGGACCTAGCTTATATGTCTGTCTCTCAATATAAAAAATTTCTTGAATGTGAAGCTGCAGCTCTTGCCAAGTTAAAAGGCGAATGGACACCAGAAAACGATCCTAAAGCATTACTAGTTGGTAATTATGTTCATTCTTACTTTGAATCACCAGAAATTCATGAAGCATTTAAAAAAGAAAACAAAAGCAAGATGTTTTCTTCAAGAAAGCCGTTTGGGCTACTGAAAGATTTCCAAATTGCCGAGCAGATGATTGAAAGATTAAAACAAGAAGAAGCCTTTTTAAATATTTATCAAGGCGAAAAAGAAGTGATCGTCACAGGTGAAATCGGCGGTGCAATGTGGAAAGGGAAAATTGATTGTTTAAATTTAGAAGAAAAGTACTTTGTAGACATCAAAACAACCAAAGATATACACGAGAAAAAGTGGGATGAACGTTTAAACAGAAAAGCAAATTTTATTGAACGCTTCGGTTACGTGTTGCAAATGGCTGTTTATTGCGAACTGCTTCGGCAACAATATGACAAAAATTTTCTTCCTCTCATTGCAGCTGTTTCGAAACAAACACCTAGTGAAGCAAAACTCATCACTCTTAGTGAAGAAAAAATGATTTACGAATTAGAAGAATTAAAAGAAAACATCGAGCATGTTGTGCGAGTTAAAAATGGTGAGGAAGCACCAGTTAGTTGTGGAATTTGTGAATATTGTAGAGGACACAACAAAATTACAAATTTTACCAGTATGGACGATTTATAGGAGGTGCATAACGAATGAATGCTGGTTACGTCAAATTGTATCGTAAGGTAATGGATTCATTCGTATGGACTAATCCTTACATGTACAAATTGTGGAACTTGTGTTTGATGAAAGCTAGCCACGAAAACAGAAAATTTCTTTTTAATGGAAAAGAAATATGGTTGAACAGCGGAGAATTCGTCGCAGGGCGCGACGCAATAACGTTTGAGATGAATAAAGGTGTCAAACGTGAACATCAAGTGAACAGCGGTTCTGTATGGAGATGGTTAAAACGATTTGAAAAAGAAGGAATGTTGAACATCAAATCAACTACGAAATACAGCGTCATATCAATAAATAACTGGGATGATTATCAAGCAAGTGAACATCAAGTGAACATCAAACGAACAACAAGTGAACAACAAGTGCACACAAACAAGAATGAAAAGAATGAAAAGAATGAAAAGAATATTAATAATAACAATAAAGGGTCGTCCATTCGTTCAATTTGGGAAAATAACGGATTTGGACCGATGTCGTCTAAAACTATGACCGATTTTGATTATTGGATTTCTGATTTTGAAAAAATCGGAGCTAGTCAAAAAGATGCTGAGCAATTAATTATTAAAGCTATTGAAATTGCTATTGATGCAAATGCAAGAAACTATAACTACATCAATGCCATATTAATAGATTGGGAACGAAGAGGATTCAAATCTGTTGAAGAACGAGAGGCAGCAAGGAAGCAAAAGAAAACAACCAAGCAACAGAAATCAAATACAGGTCATTCGGATTACGATGATCTTGGATTTTAGGAAGTGAAAGAATGAAGTCGGCATCAGATGGATTTTCAAAAATGATTAAAACGTTGCTTTATATCACACCTGATCCATGTCCAGAGTGCGGAGGAAATCTTTATGCTTGGCGTGCAAAAAACAAGGATGGGTCCGATAGATGTCCGCCAACTTGCATGGAATGTGGCTATAAAGCACGTAAAAAAGCAGAAGACCTCGAAACAGAGAAAATGTTTAACGATAGTTTGAAAGCCAGAGCGATTAATTACTTGAAGTACAGCTCTCTTTATACCGACAAAAATTTAATTAATTGTCGTTTTAAAACATACAAAACAGTAGACACAGAAACCAAGCTTGCTTTTGAAATTGCCAATCGAGCCACAACTGAAATTCTTTTGAATAAACCAATTCATATGATTCTTTCAGGCAAAAGCGGTGTTGGTAAAAGTCATTTAGCTATGTCAACGGCTTGGGAAGTGTTGGAGAAATCAAACTATGATAAACGTTGTCTGTTCATTAGCTATGCGGAACTCTTAGAACAGCTAAAATTTGCGATGAAAGATGAACAAGCCAGAAAGACAATAACAGGAACCTTAATGGCAGAGATAAAAAGCGCTGATTTAGTTGTTTTGGACGACTTAGGGGCCGAGTTAGGCGTTAAAGGGAATGACAGTACCAACTTTAATAATGACACCTTAAATCGCATTGTAGAAGCTCGGCAGAATAAAGCAACAGTATTTACAACGAACTTAACAGGTAAAGAAATGAGCCAAGCTTATGGGGAGAGAATCCTTTCTCGCATCATGAGTAATTCACAAGGATTCGTGATGAAAATTGAGGGGACATCAGACAAACGAGTAGCAGGCATCTAAAATGCTATTTTTAGCGAATATATCCAGCGTAGAGCAGTTTTACAATCAAGTGAATATAAATAGATATAAAGAAAGAAAAACGGCTTAAAACGCATTTTAAAGCCTTAAAAACAAATCGATAGAAAGGGGGATCATTCAATGCCGTATGTAGTGAAAATTTCAGCCTATCTTGGCAAAGATGGTCGACCAGTAGCCAACTTAAAAGATGCTGTGCTATTTGAACAAAAAGAGACAGCAGCTATCGCAACAATCGTATCTGGCGGAACCGTTTCAGAAGTAAAGGAAGCCATCATAATGCCAGAAAAACCGAATAGGTATACAGCAAAATCTACCAAAGTAGATTTTAAAAAGGAACCAATTGAAAAAGCAACAAAAGATAACCAAGCTTGGATGAAAGGGGCTAAATGAGAATGAAGTGTGTTAGATGTCAAGATCAGCGTGTTATTTGGGGAAAAGACAGATTTAATTATGCAACACCTATTCCATGCCCAGAATGCAACAAAGATGGAAAAGCAGTTCGAGCGGAAACTGCGACCAAGGAAAGGGAGTTAAAACAATGCAATCACCAACAGCCCTGAATAAGCGAGGAAATAAAGTCACGATTGATGGTTACACATTTGATAGCCAGAAGGAAGCTAACTTTTATACAAAGTTTGTCAAAAATTGTGGGTTGCCTTTTGAAGTTCATCCGCGTTTTAAACTAACCGAACTTACACCAACTGCGGATGGTATAGGCAAAATTTCGGCGATAGCTTATTCACCTGATTTCATCATAAAAAACTTAGATGGAAGTTGGAGACATGTCATTGATATAAAAAACTCTTTTGGCGTGTATGGCATTGACCAATCCGTTAAGCTTCGTTTTCGTCTATTTGCCCTTAGATATGGTCATCCAGTTGAAGCGATTGTTGTTCGTGCTAGAGATTTTAAAGTGATCACACAAGGTGTAACTAAGCCTTTAAACGAAAAAAGACCATTCATAACCGATAATTTCGATTACGAATGGAAAGATGCAACTAATTATTAAAAGAAAGTAGGAAAATAAAATGACAAAACAAGTAAATTTCAGACCAGAATTAAAGAAAGCTACATCAAAAGGAAATGGAAATACAGAAGTGTTATTAGTCGTCAGCAATGGCTCATTAGTCGGTAAAAAAGACGACTTAGATGCTTTGTTAGGTAAAACAGTATCTGTGACTATTCAGCCAGAAACAGTGGAATACAAGGTACCAGTAAACAAACAGACCAATAAACCGAATGTCGAATACGTTGTAAATAACGACGGGACAGTTGAAGTTCTAAAAGAAGAACAAACTTCTTTAGAAATGGGCGATGATGTACAAGAAGTCGAAGAAGTTGCTGTGCAAGTATCGAAAGAAACCATTGACGAATTCATCAAGAAAGCAACGACTATCGAATGGCCAGAATCAGTAACAATCAACGTTCGTGGCGTGTTGCATCGAATCGATGAAGGGGAAGCCTTAGAAGAAATTGCGGCTGATCATGATGTTTCGGTTGACAATTTAATCGATCAAGTTGAACTTGCGCGCCAACATTTTGCACCGTTTGCAGATTCTTGGAGCAAAAATAAAGAGAACATCATTTTCCCAGAAAAGACAGTTGAAGATGATGAAGAAGAAAACGGAAGGGGTTAAAGGATATGTGCTATTACGATATAAACTATGGTGAATACGATCACTTTAAAGAATTGTTGATAAACAAACGTATTGTGGAATGGAATGAAGATATTCTAATTTTAGAAGATGGAACAAAAATTACCATTGAATGTTCTGAACAAGATTGCTGTGCGGGAGCTTATGGCAAATTTAAAAATGTAAAATTGGACGCTGTGATAACGAATGTTTCTTTACCAGAAATTACCAATATTCCTGATGACGATACGGTTGTTAACCAAGCAAAAGTAACAATTTTCCACAACCAAAATCCAATTGCTATTGCTGATTTTTATGCTGATGCTGGCAATGGTGGCTATTACTATAGTGTTGCCTCTTTTGTCATTAAAGATGTTCACTATAAAGTTGTTGAAGCATAACGAAAGTGAGTGTTCATTTTGCTGGAGATATATTACACGCCAACATCCGCAATAATTGCGGATGCATTGGCTAAAACATATGAAGTTGTTTCTTTAGAAACAGCTAGAAATATTGCCAAGAAATTTAAGGCTAGTTTAAAGCAGAAAACGGACCTTTATGTGATTGAGGGAATTTTGATTGATGCTGGTTATAAAAACGAACCAGTGAATTTATAAGAAAGGAGCGGAGATTTGCGGCCGCATTAAAAAGCTTTTTCTCCTTTGAAATTATGAAAAGAATACTTGATGCTTGCTGTGGTAGCAGAATGTTTTGGTTTGATAAGCAAAACGAACAAGTTTTGTTTATGGACAACAGAGAACATTACGAAAAATTAGACAGTGGGCATGTTATCGATGTTAATCCTAATCTAGTTGCAGATTTTAGAAAGATGCCTTTTGAAGATAACTCGTTTTATCATGTTGTATTTGATCCTCCGCATTTATTGAGAGCTGGTAGTAACAGCTGGTTGACCAAAAAATATGGGAAGTTGAATGAGCAAACTTGGAAAGAAGATATACAAAAAGGTTTTCGTGAGTGTATGAGGGTTTTGAAGCCCAATGGGACGTTAGTTTTTAAATGGAATGAGGACCAAATCAAGCTATCTGAAATATTAAGCATAATTGATTATAAGCCGTTATACGGAAATAAAAGAGCAAAAACGCACTGGTTAGTGTTCATGAAAGTAAGTGAAGAAAATGATTCCAAAAATAGAAGTATGGATGCATGATATGTCCGTTGGCTATCCTGTGTGGTTTGAAGTAGATTCAATTGATTATCTAGAAAATTCGTTTGTTATAGTAGATGAATTTGGAAATCCGCATGAGTTTTCTGGTGAAGGTCGTTTATTTAGAGTGAAAACTGAGGAGGAAAAACACATGAAATTTTACGAAATTAAAGAACCTTATTTTGCATTAATCGCTGCTAAAGATGAAAAACAATGTTTAAAACTTTACAAGGATATTGTTTGCGAAGTAGAAGACGAAAAAGAATTTTTCGATGATATGAAAACAATTGATAAATACGAAGCGTTCAAAATGCTTGCTAAAAGTCGTATTGAAGATGGTGGAGAATTGGGGGCAGAAGAAGCTTTCAATCAGTTAGAAAATCTTGAAGAAAACGGCGAAGTATTATTGATTGACGGCGGCTTGATTTAGGAGGAATCAAAATGAAACTATATCGATATGAAAGTTCCCAAAATACTGGACGTTGAACAGAAAGCTTAATTCAAGCAACTAAAGAATTTGAAGATGAAAAAGACTACTTAATGGCTGATGATCCAGAAGAAGATGAAACAGTAAAACTAGTATCGATTGAGATATCAGATGACTTGATAGATGAACTAGAAGATGAACGTAAAGAGTTGAAAGAGGCCATATTAATGCCTGATCCAGACCGTTCAGATGAAAATCCAAGAGAAGATGGCTATGACTTTGATTTTTATGCTGCTTGGTCCGATGATATAGCGAAACATAAGGAGGTATCGGAATGAGTATTCAACCAGGAGACAAAGTAAAGTATATTGGTACGGCAATTCCCAAATATACTGGGAAAATATTAGAGGTAGAGAAGGTAATTCCGTTAGGCTATATTCTTTTATTTCCAGAAGAAGATAGAGGATTAATAGGATTTGAAGGGTTCGGCGTATGGAAAAAAGAATCGTTAATCTGCGGATTTAACGAAGTGGAGGAACAGCGATGAATAAACGCCAAAAAAATAAGCAGTTAAAAAAGTGGCTAATTAAAAACGGATATTCAGACAAAAAAGGAAAACTTCATTGTTTGGAATGTGGGAACAGATTAAGTTTTAAGGACGAATATCAAAAAAGATACTTGGTATGTAATGAATTGTGCTATATGCACAGTGTGGGATTAAGTTGGCGTGATTTTACATGAAAGAAGGGAGAAACAGCGATGGATAAACAAGAATTGATTGAAGAGTTAGAATGTATAGAAGTTTCTACAGACAGCCTTGATTATTTGAAAGGTGCTGACTATGCCAACGAAAGAGCAATTAGCTTAGCAAAACAACTAGACGACCCAAAAAAAATCGTGATTCCACAGTTGATTGCTAAATTTATTCAAGAACATGAAGACCCCATTTTTGAAATCTGCACGTGGGCTGATTATTACGGCAGTGAAGGGAGAACATGTGAGGATTCTGAATTATCCGCGGTAATTCATTGGTATGGTAAAAATAGTAATGAATTTTATCGAGCTGTAGTACACGGCTACGAAGTCGAGAAGGGACCATTATATCACGTTTTATTACCAGACAAAGGGGCGACTAACACAGGATATACTTTTTTAAATTTAGCGGGAGCAATTGATTTTACGACATGTAAGGAAAAGGTGGATATGTTAACAGAACAAGAAATCAAAGCAGTTGATGAGCGCTATTGGCCGTTTGCTGTGAAGGTGGATGGTGAATAAATGAAACGCAACTGGAAAAGAGTAATAAATAAAGTTAGTGGCATTGCAATAATGATTCTTGTAGCAAAAGCAACCGTGAGCCATTTCGTGTATAGCAATGACATAACAAGCAGTGACCTCGTTTATTTCCTTTCATGCTCGTTTATTTTGGGATTAGGGCTATATTTAGGAGGTTCCAGCGTATGAGTTATCCAGAAGTTTATATCATAGGAAGGCAAGTCGATGGCGTTTATGTTGAATACTTACATGGAGCAGAGCAAGCCGATTTATTTTTCGATTATACGATAGCTCGTGATGAAAGAAATCATATGAATAAAACCAATACAAAAGATGGCGAATGGAGAATTTTAAAATACGGGAGGCCAATTACATTGGAGTTTTAACTTATTGCAACTTTTTTACAATAACTAGCCGATTTTTTGCAAACAAAAAGCCAGCCGACCAATGGCTGACTAATGTGGTAGTTAGCACTTTTCCCAAGTAAAGTGCTAATAGTGCCAACAAATAAGGTTGACATTGTGTCTCTGGTGGAGACAGGAACTATCGATAACTGTTTTCCGCCAGTTATCATAGAAAAGGAGAAATTTATTTCAGAAATAAAATCCCCAAGAAAGTTAATATGATTATATCATGAGTAAATGTATTTGAAAATACTATCTCATAGTACGTATTGTAAAAAGTTTATTTAGTAGAAAATAAAAAAAGCCGGATTCCTCCGACCGTGGGTAATATTCTCGACACGAATATTATACCATAGGGGGAATCAAAGGATGGTACTTTTTGACGTAAAGAAATATGAAACACCAGATGCAAAGGACGTAGATATGGAGCAAACTAAACATAACGTCAGTGTATTCCTGTCTGCCTATCTTGCTGCTAGATGTCGTGTTGGCCAGCCGAGGGAACCAAAAGTAACAGCTTCATTCTCTTTGGTTCCACCATCAACGGCCAATAACGCTTTTGAAGCCGAGCAAATGTTAATCCAGAAAGAAGAAGCCCAAGAAGAGTTTGATTACCTTCATAAGCTTTTTGTTAGAGGTTATTCTGCGATTCAGCATCCGCACAAACCAGATGTAACGGAGAGAAGAAAAAGAATCTTCTATGATCGCTATATCAACGGCAATCCAATCTATCTAGCGGCACAACGAAACTGTATCAGTGAAGAATCAGTGAAACAAGAATCTAATATGATTATTGTTCAATTTGCTTCGGCACTGGAACTGGTTGCTTTTAAGTAGCCATTTATTACACTTTTTATACCTCTTTTATACACTTTATCTACACTTCATATACCTTCTAAACGAGTTATTATGATAGTGTCAAAAAAATAAGAAATGCGACACACTTACACAAATACATTAACGGAACGATTGCCTACTTATTTTTTTGATTTGAGATTACAAGGAAGTAAAAAAATTCTACTTTCTTCGTTTAGTCACTTGTGATCTCATTTAGATTCTCTCGCAAACCACCAATTATAAAACTAAAGAAGTGAGGTGAATTTCCTCTCTCTTTTTTCTACAGGTTTGCGAGAGTTAATGGAGCATAGCTTAATCGGTAGAGCAGCGGTCTCCAAAACCGTTAGTATAGGTTCGAGTCCTATTGTTCCAGTAAGTGGCATAAGCTGCTTAAATAATATAGATCGTCAATGAATGTTCGGACAAACAAATTGGCGCTACTACCTTTCACGAGGGCTGCATTTATATGCAGTCTTTTTTGTTTTAAGTGTAGTAGAGTTTTCATTTTGAAAGGGGATTAACAAAACAATGCGTGTATTAATTAGAAGTTCAGCATCTGGTAAAGAGTATTGGGATACCGAAGAAAAAAGAAATGTGTTTGTTCCTAAAGGCCAAGAACCTGATTTTGAAGTTACTGAAAATCCTGAATCAATGCTAAGTAAAGAAGCTGATTTATATGTTGGTGGCTTACCAATTACTGTTGGGAATGTAACGATTGATACTGATGGAATAAAAGGCGAACGATTATTAACAACTGCAAGTGCTGCTGATGATGAAGAACAAGATGAGATTGTTCCGTCTGATGATGAATCTGTTGTATTAGAAGAAATGAATGTAAAAGAATTGCGTGAATATGCAAAACGAAAAGGTATTGAGATTCCAAGTGCTGTACGTGCAAAAGGTGAAATTCTCAATATTATTAAAGAATCTGAATAATGCGCTATTGTCAGTTTGAAGGTTGTTCTAATACAACAGAAAAAGGAGCTTATTGTTCAGAACATGCTAGGAAGTCAAGAAAAAAGAAAAAGCCAATCAATGTTTATCATCATGACAACAAATCATTTTATCGAACAAAAGAATGGCAAGATGTCGCTGACTTTGTCTATGAAAGAGAAGGTGGTTGCTGTCAAAGATGTGGCCGTTTTGTATTTGGAAGGCAAGCACATCGACATCATGTGATTCCAATCAAGAAGAACGAAATGCTCAAGCTTGATCCAAACAATATTCGTTTGTTATGTCCGAAGTGTCATGTGATTGAAGAAAATGAAGCAGATGAGAAAAAAGTTTTTGCATCTTATTTTAAAAAATGAAGCCCCCCTATCAAATCTGATTCAAATTTTTTGTCGGGGGATAGGGTAGGGGGCAGTCACGCGTGTCGTTAGGTCAAAAATTTTAAAAATAAAAGGGGGGTGTATAAAAAATGACCACAAAAGCGCAACGCAAAGCGATTATTGATGAAAAAGTTAATCACGAAAAAACGCGAATTTTAGAAATTATGCGCAAGTCTGATTTATACACTATTACTCTTGATCCATTGATTGAATCATACTTGGATATTTTTGAAGTTTACCAATACAAATACATGCTGTGGAAAGAAAAAGGATTTCCCGAAACCCAAAAAACAACAAACAAGGCTGGAGCTACTAACAATAGCAAGCATCCACTAGCGCAACAAGTCGAAGTTTGGGCCGATAAAAAAATGAAAGCATTGGATTTATTAGGATTGACCAATAAGTCAAAAACAGGCAGACAAATTACTGGTGGTTCAACAGCTAGAGCAGATGAAGAAATGAAACGGCCAGAAGAAAAGCCTGTAGATGAATTGGCAGAACATCGGAAAAAATGGCGTAAAAAGGCAGGGAATGAAACATGATTGAACCTGGTGTAAATTATGCTGATTTATTTGCGAAAGAAGTTCGAAAACATCCTAAGAAATATCCGAAAACGGTTCGTTTAGCAATAGATCGTTGGTATCGATGGAAGAAACGAAAAGATATTTGGTTTGATGTTGATCGTGCAAATGAAATGATGGACTGGGTAGAATCTTTTATTGTTCATACAAAAGGCGATATGGTAGGTAAACCATTTCTTTTAGAGCCATGGGAAAAATTCATTTATTCTTGGATTTATGGCTGGGTAAAAGAAAATGAAAAAGGGCAAGTAGTCCGTGTTACTCGTGAGGCATACGTACAAATACCAAAGAAAAATGGGAAAACATTAATAGCCGTAGGGGCGTTGGGATATGCTATGTATGGCGAAGGTGCCTTATCTGTCGATTGCTATGCATGTGCTTCTGATTTTGCTCAAGCCCAGTATGCTGCTAAGCCTTTTGCCGCTACTATCCTAAATAATCCAGTGCTATTAGATGGGACTAAAATATTTAAAGGTCCAAAAGGCACCGTTTCAAGTATTACGTATGACTATTTACATGGAGATATGGCTTATACAAATAAGTTTATTGTTCAGACAAAAAACATTGATAACATAGAAGGTTCCAATCCATATTTTGTTTTAAACGATGAGCTGCATAAACAAGAGAAAATGGAGCAGTACGATAACTTTAAATCTGCACAAATTTCATTGCCACAACCGTTAATGTTTAATATTTCTACAGCTGGTAAAGGAAGTAGTTCGGTTGGTATTCGTGTTTATAAAGAAGCAAAAGAAGTCTTGAAGCGCGATGATAATGATTCAAACTTTGTTTTGATTTATGAACCAAATAAGGGATACGATTGGACAGATAGAAAAGTTTGGGAAATGTGCAATCCTAACTGGGGAATATCTGTTGATTTGTCTGCTTTAGAATCAGCCTTTAAAACTGCGCAACGTTCCGCTCACTCGAAAGCTGAATTTTTAACGAAGCATTTAGATGTGTTTGTGAATGGTGCAGATAATTTCTTTGAACAAGATCAAGTGGAACCGTGTTTGGTTCCCACAAATGAATTAGGAAACTTAAGTGGTGAGCCATGTTGGATTGGTTTGGACTTATCTAAAAGCCGAGATTTAACTTGCGTATCATTAAATTTTCCTACATGGGATGCCGAAGGAAAAGCGATACTCAAAGTAAAACAATTATATTTTATTCCTAGTGAAAATATTGATTTTCGAGAAAAGGAAGATAATGTGCCGTATTCTGAATTAGCAGAACAAGGATTTGTTGAATTTTGTGATGGTAAGTTAATTGACCAAGAACAAATATTTCATTTTATTGAAGATTGTATGGATTTTTATGATGTTCAACAAGTCAATTATGATCCAGCGATGAGTGACCGATTAGTTGAAAAATTAGAAAATTTAGGCTTGGAATGTGTGCAAGTTGATCAGTACGCAAGAGTATTGAACTCGCCGCTTGAAGATGCCGAGCGATTATTTTATGAGCAAAGGATTATGTTTGATAATCCTTTATTTTTGTATTGCGCTTTAAATGTGGTTGTCAAAATGGATTTTCAAGGTCGTAAAGTACCAAGTAAAAACCAGTCAAAGAAAAAGATCGATGGATTTGTTGCTTTTCTATGTGCGCATAAGGAAACAATGGATCAAATGATTGATGTAAACGAAGATGATATGGATGAATATTTAGATTCTATCTATCGATAATAGAATAGAAAGGTGGTGAGATTTTGAAGCTAAGAGATAGACTTTCAAATGCAGTCTATGGATTTTTGGAAAAGCGTGGCTGGATTGAAGATATTTATGGCAATGTAACAAGATATTCACAACGTTTTGTTAACGATTCTTCTATTATGGAATCGTCTGATGTTTATGAATTGGTACAAGATATTTCTAATCAAGTTGCACTAGCAGAGCCAGTAGTAATTGGCCCTGATGGCGAAGAAGTCAAAAACCATTTCTTGCTAAACATATTGAAAAATCCTAATGATTATTTAACTGGTTTTGAATTTGCAAAGCTTGAAACAAATACATTGTTAATCAATGGAGAAGCTTTTCCTATTACAGATAATGACCAGTTACATTTAGGATATGGTGTTCAAACGAAATTAGATGATCGTTTGATTGAAAAATTTTCAATGAATGGCCAACCAATACCAGGGAGTATGATTCGTCATATAAAAAATATTGGTGTGGATTCCTTAAAAGGTGCTGGAATTATTGATCTTGCAAAAAGCACACTAGAAGGTGTTTTAAGTGCTGAAAAGGTTTTGACAGAAAAATATAAGAAAGGCGGTTTGCTCGCTTTCTTGTTAAAGCTGGATGCGCATATCAATCCAAATAACAGCGCTCAACAAAAGATAGTAAAAGCTATTTTAAATCAGTTGGAAGAAACGCAAGATAATGATAGTCATTCAGTTAAAATGATTCCTTTGGGCAAAGGATACTCAATTGATACTTTAAAAAGCCCAATTGATGATGCAGCTATTCTTAATTATTTGGGTGTTTACAAAAAAGACCTAGGAAAATTTTTAGGAATAGATGTAAATACTTATCAAGCATTAATGAGAACAGATATTGAAAAAGCAATGATGTATCTGCACAACAAAGCAATTAAACCAATATTAAAAAATAAGAGCGAGCATTACTCGGCTCTTTTTTTTGTGCCTAATTCTGGTTATCGAGTGGAATGGAAAATTAATATTTTGGACTTTGTACCTTATTCCACCAAAACAAATATTGGGTACAACATTGTTCGAACTGGTATTACCAGTCCTGATAATGTGGCAGAAATGCTTGGTTTTCCTAGACAAAATACTAAAGCAACACAAGCCGTCTATATTTCAAATGATTTAACGGAAATCGGCAAAAAGAATGCTACCGATAACTCATTGACAACAGAGGATGACTTGAAGGGAGGTGGTAAGAATGAAGAAACAGGAAATTCGGACATTTGACATCACAAACCTTAAAACAAGAAGCGAAGAAGATAGTCAAACACAGATTGTTACTGGCTATGCGGCGGTGTTTAATAGTCCAACAGAATTATGGGAAGGCCTAAATGAAGTGATTAAGCCTGGAGCTTTCAGTCGTGCTTTGTCAAATTCTGATGTTCGTTGTTTATTCGATCATGACTGGGGCAAAGTATTAGGGCGCACAAGAAGTGGAACTTTGAAACTTGAAGAAGATGATAAGGGACTACGATTTGAAGTTGAGTTGCCCAATACAACTGTTGCCAATGACTTGATTCAATCAATGTCACGTGGGGACATTAATCAGTGTAGCTTTGGTTTTTATCCAACGGAAGAAACTTGGGATTATAGTTCAGACCCAGTTTTAAGAACTATCCATGAAGTCGAATTGTATGAAGTTTCTATTGTTTCTTTGCCTGCTTACGAAGATACAGAAGCAGCACTAGCAAGAAACAAACAAGAAATGAAGCAAGATATTAAAACTAGAAAAAAATTAATTGAAAAAATTAAAACAGCGCTTGAAGCGTAGGAGGAATTTATTATGAACAAAGAATTATTGCGTCAATTACAAGCTCGTCACGAGAAACGATTAAGTGATTTACAAGGCAAAATTGAATCTGGAGAAGTGCGTGAAGCAGATTTAGATTCAGTTAATGAAGAAATTGATGGTTTAATCGATGAATTAAAAGCCATTAAAGCTGAATTAGGGGATGATAATTCAGAATCTGGTGACGGTAAAAGCGATGATGGAACCGCCAAATCCGATAATAATGATGAAAATAAAGAAGATCGTGAGAAAGATACGAACGAAAATAACAATGATAAAAATGAAGAAAATCGTGGCGGCATGATTAGTCAAGAACAGCGTGATGGCTTGTTACGCACAATTCATGAAGGAATGGAGGCTAGAAATGCGATGTCTAATGAACAACGTGAAAAACAAATTCGTAAAGCATTTGCCGATTTCGTTGTTGGTAATATTTCAGAAAGTGAAGCACGTTCATTAGGTATTGAAACAGGCAATGGTTCAGTGACAGTACCAGAAGTGATTGCATCAGAAGTGATTTCTTATGCTCAAGAAGAAAACTTATTGCGTAAATACGGAACGGTGATTCGCACGGCTGGCGATGTGAAGTATCCAATTCTTGTGAAAAAAGCAGAGGCTAATGTAAACAAAAAAGAACGTACGACAGATATTACTGAAACAGCGATTCAATTTGATGAAATTTTACTTGATCCAGCAGAATTTGATGCATTGGCAACTGTAACGAAAAAACTATTAAAAATGTCTGGTGTGCCAGTAGAAGATATTGTTGTAGAAGAATTGAAAAAAGCATATGTTCGCAAAGAAATTAATTATATGTTTAATGGCGACGATGCAGGAAATGAAAACCCAGGAGCTTTAGCTAAAAAAGCTGTTGCATTTGAAAAACCTGTAGATTTAACAGCTGCAGGTGCTGGTCAAAAATTATATGATGCATTGATTGAATTTAAAAATACACCAGTAACAGAAGTAATGAAAAAAGGTCGTTTTATTATTAATCGTGCAGCTTTAACTGCTATTGAAAAAATGAAAACAGATGATGGATTCCCATTGTTACGACCATTCACGCAAGCAGAAGGTGGTATTGGTTATCAATTAGTTGGTTATCCAGTTGATTGGACCGATGCAGCAGATAAAAAAGGTGAACCAGATACACCAGTATTATATTTTGGTGATTTTTCTGCTTTCAAAATTCAAGAAGTTATTGGAGCGTTAGAAATTCAAAAATTGGTTGAAAAATTCTCTGGAAAAAATCAAGTTGGTTTCCAAATTTATAATTTGTTAGATGGCCAATTAGTTTACTCACCATTCGAGCCAGCTGTTTATCGTTATGAAATTACAAAACCAGTAGGTGGTTAATGTGAATAACGAAGCTGAAACATTATCTTTAGAAGAAAAATTCAAAGCACATATTCATTTTGAAGAGGGGATGGATGATTCCATGCTCTCTTTTTATTTAAATATGGCAAAAAATTATGTAAAAACTGCAACTGGAGGGCAAGAAGAATATTTAATTTTGATGGTTGCTGGTATTGCTTATGAATATCGTGTTTCAGAAGATGAATTAGATAAGGCGTTGAATGCGATCACGCCATTTATCATCCAAGGAGTGATTCAACATGCCGAAGAGGCAGACGAATAGGTTTCGTTGGAAAGCGGACTTGCTAAATGTAAAAGAAGAAACAGATTCGAACGATAAAGTAGTTACAACTTATAAACTTAACAGGCTTTTATGGTACGAAGATATTGGAGTAACTGCACAAGAAAAATATCTTTCACAGCAAGCCAAAACAGACGTTGTCAGACGGATTAAAGTGAGATTGGATAAATCTATCACAGAAAAGTTTAGCGCTGTTAGAATCGATTCTGTGACCTATAAAATCACTCGTATTTACACAAATATGGATAAACGAGAAATGGAGTTGAGTTTGGTTTATGTCGATTAGTTTTGAAAAATTAAGGGCAGCGCTAAAAACAGTAGGCGTACCTGTGACACGTGATAAAGCGGAAAAAGAAACGGACTATCCATATATTGTTTATTCAAATGTTAGTCAAGGTAAAAAAATGGCATCGTCTAAAGTGCATAGACGAATGCCCTACTATCAAATCTCTTTTTATACAACAGGTACTGAAAAGGATTTAATTGCTTTAGAAAATGCATTGGAGGAAGCTGGTATTCCTTACACTGATTTTGTAGGCATTCAAGGCGATGAAAATGATGATACTGTGACAAATTTTTACACATATGTGAGGTGTATTGAAGATGGAAAATAATAATGGTTTTGCAGATATGGCAGACTATTTAGGAAAGCTTTCGCAAGTAGATGCGACAAAATTATCAATAGAATCATTAACCACTGCAGCTAATTTTTATATGGAAAAATTACTACCCAATATACCTAAATCGCTTCTAAAAAAGAAGCACATGGTTGATCAAGTGAAAGTAAATATTAAAGATGATGAAGTACAAGTAGCTTTTGAAGATACAGCCTTTTACTGGCGATTCGCTGAAAACGGAACAGTAAATCAAAAAGCGCAACATTTTGCCAGTGGAACATTTGAACAAAATAAAGATCAAATTGAAAAAATTATGACTCAACAAATATTAGATTTATGGAAAGGATGAGTAAATTGGGAAAACAAGATGTATATTATTTTGAAGGCTTAGATGACATCTTAATTGCCATGATGACCACAAAAGATGCAGTAGGTACAGAACCAGCATTTGGCGAAGTTGTTCGTTTGCCAATAGCCACAAAATTAGGAATTAAAGGGAATGGAACAGCTTTAGAAAAATGGGCATCAAGTAAAATGTTCCGACGCGTAAGTCGTGAAACGAAACATGAAATTGCGCTAGATCATGTGGGCATTCCTATTGCGGTGATGGATGAAATAAAAGGATTAATCGCTCAAAGTGGAGTGACTTTTGGTAAAAACACTGCGCGAGAATTTCCTTATTTTGCCTTTGGGTTTATCGGAAATATTGAAAATGGTGGAAAAAAAGCTGTTTGGTATCCTAAAACGCAGCTATCAAATGTTATTGATGAAGAATACACTACTGCAGAAGATGAAACCAAAATTGATGATGTAACTGCTAACTTTGTTTCAACTGGTTTAACATACAATAATGTTATGTATTCAAGTTTTGATTCTAATCGGGATAGTGCTTCAATAGAACTATTTGAAAAATTTATCGCACAACCTGTTTATGACGAAGAACAATGGAAGAAACTAGTAGGCCCTTCACGTGGAGGTGGCAGTGACTAATGGCAAAATTAGCGGATTATGGGATTGTTATTTCAGATACACCCACAGTTACTATTCAAGGGCATCAGTTTCCCATTTTGTTAACAATGGAAACAATGGAGTATATTGCTGATGTTTATGATGATGACTATTCAAAATTTGAAGCAGATATGAATGAAATGATTAACAAAAGCGGTGGTCGTATTTCATCAAAAGATTTATCAGCTTCTGATTTAAAAATTATGCGTGCGTTGATTTATGGCATGCTAAGAACTGGTGGATTGGAAGAAACGCCAGAAACCATTTTTAAGTTTTTAGGTATGAGTGCCACAATTGTTGAGATTTATGGTGCATGCATGGAAGTATTTGCAAAGCAGAATTTTCAAGTTGAAGACTTAAAAAAATCCAAGAAGCCACAAGATTATCAAACTCCGAAAAAAAGGAAAAATCAAAAGAAAAAGCCTCAACGGAAATAGGAACGCCGTGGGCTTTTTATTTATATGTAGCTCTCACTCTTTTGGGATGGAGTGAGGACTTCTTTTTAAAAGCAACTCCCAACTTGTGGCTTAAGTCATATATTCAGTGGTTAGTAAGTAATACGGAGTTTGAACCACCTAGAAGTGTGACAATGGATAAAAGTCCTTGGTGGTAGGAAAGGAGCGCTAACGTGTCAAAGAAAGAATCCGATGTTGTCTTAAATTTTAAGATGAATGGGGAAATAAACTATTCACGAACAATTAAAGACATTAATAAAGAAATGAACTTAGCGGCTACCGAGTACAAAAACCAGGTATCCGCAATGGATAAAAATGCAACTCAAACTGAAAAACTAACAGCTACAAAGAAAAAATTAGAAAAACAATTATCTTTAGCTGAACAAAGAACAAAATTATTACGTGAAGAATACGAAAAATCAGTAAAAGAAACTGGTGAATATTCAGAGCAATCACAAAAGCTGTATAAACGTTTATTGGAATCCGAAACAGGTGAAAATAAACTGCGTTCTGCATTGGAAAGTACCAATGAAGCTTTGAAAGAACAAGGTAATTTATCAGTAAAAACAGCTGAAAAACTTGCCAAAATAGAAAAAACTGGTGACAAAATGAAGTCAGTTGGTAAAAAAATGAGTATTGGATTGACAGCGCCAATTGTAGGGATCGGTACAGCTTCTATAAAAGCTTTTAGTGAAGTTGATGAAGGAATGGATACTGTAACGGCTAAAACTGGAGCTACAGGGAAAGAATTAGAAAAGTTACAGGAATCATTCAAAAATGTAGCAGCTAATGCTCCTGATAGTTTTGAAGATGTTGGTATTGCAGTAGGTGAAGTAAATACAAGACTTGGTTTTACTGGTGAAAAATTAGAAAAAGCTTCTGATGATTTTTTAAAATTTGCCACAGTAAATAAAACTGATGTAGAAGGAGCTATTCAATTAGTCACAAGGGCTATGGGTGATGCTGGTATTGAAGCAGATAAATATAATCAGGTTTTAGATTATTTAACAGTTGCTGGTCAAAAGTCTGGTATTAGTGTAGACAAATTAGCTGAAAACTTAGCGAAATATGGTGCTCCAATGCGTGCATTGGGCATTGATACTAAAAATGCAATCGCCTTATTTGCTGGTTGGGAAAAAGCTGGTGTTAATACTGAAATTGCATTTTCTGGTATGAAAAAAGCAATCAGTAACTGGGGGAAAGAAGGAAAAAATTCAGGAGAAGAATTTAAGAAAGTTATGCAACAAATAAAAGATGCGCCTGACATTGCTTCTGCTACCACACTTGCAATTGAAGCTTTTGGCTCAAAAGCAGGTCCAGATTTAGCCGATGCCATAAAAGGTGGTCGTTTTGAAGTTGATGAGTATGTAAAAGCCTTAGAAGAAGCTGGTGGAGCTTTAGATCAAACATTTGATGATATGCAAGATCCCCCTGACCAAGCAAAAGTTGCAATGAATAACATCAAATTAATTCTAAATGATTTAGGGCAAACTATTTTAGGAGTATTGGCTCCTAGTCTGCAAAATCTAACTGAATGGTTAAAAAATTTACAACAATGGTTTACGAATTTATCTCCAAACGCAAAACAGTTAATTGTGGTAATTGGAGGAATCGCCGCTGCTATCGGTCCAGTATTAGTAGTTTTAGGAACACTTGCTAGTTCCATTAGTAGTTTGATTCCAGTTATTGCTTTTATTGCGTCACCAATTGGTTTAGTAATTGCGGCGGTTGCCGCTTGGGTAGCTGCAATTGTAGTTGCATATAATAAAATCGGTTGGTTTAGGGATTTTATCAATACCTCCTTTAAAGTAATTAAAGATATTGTGGTTGGAGTATTTAATGTTTTGAAAGATACGACAAAATCTACTTTTGATTTCATCACAGGATTTATTGGTGGTGCCATGGATGGGGCTGCAAAAATTATTGGCGATTACGTAAATGCAATTAAGCGTATTTTTGGCGGTATCGTTGATTTTGTAACGGGAGTATTTACTGGAGACTGGTCAAGAGCGTGGCAAGGTGTTGTTGATATTTTTGGTGGTATTTTTGAAGGTATCGCTGCAGTAGCTAAAGCCCCAATCAATGCCATGATTACGTTAATCAATGGATTTATTGGTGGATTAAACAATATAAAAATACCTAAATGGGTGCCAGGAATTGGCGGTAAAGGATTTCATATTGGAAAAATTCCTTATTTAGCAGAAGGTGGAACGATTCTAAATGGTCAAGCCATTGTTGGTGAAGCTGGTCCTGAACTATTAACCGCTAAAAACGGCAAGACAACAGTAACTCCATTGTCACCAGAAGAAAAAGCTCGTGGAATTGGTGGTGCTTTGAAAGGTGGCAACACTATTGAGCAACATGTTCATATTGGCCAAGTAGATGCAAATAATCCGAGTGAATTAGATCGAATGAATCGCAAGCTTTATAAAGCAAGTGCGCAAGCTTTCTATGACTTAGGAGGTGTTCCAACGTGATTTTTATGAATCCTGATGAACCCAATTTCATTTGGAAAGATTTGAATGCAGTTCGTGATATGGGGTGTATTATCGAAAATGAGCTGTCAGAGGTTTTACCAAATAAACGATATGAAACGTATTCGATTATCGGAAGAAGTGGTGAATTTAATGAAACGTTCAATGATTATGAATCCTTTGATTATGAAATTGAAGATGTAACTATTCCATATGAAAATTTAGCGGCAGCCAAAAGATGGTTAACTGGTAAAAGTAAACTTATTACTCACAATGATGAAGATAAATATTTAGATGCTATTTGTACAATGAGTAAACCAAGTTCATTCAAAAATGAATGGGGTGTTTTTTATACCTTTAACATTGAATTTAGATGTCAACCGTTTAAAAGAAAAGTAAACGAACAACCAAAAGTGATTAAAACAAAATCAATTGAAATTACTGATCACGGTGATGAAAACGCTTTTCCTTATATCGAAATTAATTCAAAAGGTGGCGATATTACGTTAAATATTGGTAGTAACTCACTAACGATTTTGCGTACACAATCAGGAATCGTCACTATTGATAACGAAAAAGGAAAAGTAATACAAGAAGGGCTACCATTGTTTACTCGTGGTAGTTGGATAAAAACGAATCCTGGTCAAAATACATTAAATATATCAGGAAATTTCACAGAAGCTAAGTTTTGGAATAGGAGCGCGTATTTATGACACAAAATTTTATTTATGCATATACGGCTATTCCTGAAAATTTAAATGATAACGGAATGGCTTTGCCAGATTGGCAAGATTTACCAGAAATTAACCGTGTGTTAAATGGTGCGTATCGATTCTATGGTAACTATGCAAGAGATGGCCAATATCGCTCGTACTTAAAAAAGGGAAACTTTTTAAAGGCACAAGTTGAAGATGGGTCATATCAATATTTTGAGATTTACAATATTAAAAAAAATCTGCAGTCAGTTTCAGTGACAGCAAGACACATTGGTTTTATGGCAAATAAGAATTTCATTATTAATTCATTTACTGCTAACGGAAATGGCACGCAAATCATGAACAATTTAAAAGCTGCATTAACGTTTAAGCAACGGTTTAGTTATTTGTCGAATGTCGGTACTACACATCAATTTACAGCAAAACAAGTAGGTCCAATCGATGCAATTATTGGTTCTAACAATGGCAACCAAAATTTAACAGGTGTTACTGGTGGAGAATTAGAGATGGATAACTTTAATTTGAAACTGGTTAAACAAATTGGATCGGACAATGGCTTTAGAATTGATTTTGGGGTTAATTTGGAAGCTATAGATGAGGACTTTGACGACGAATCAATTATAAATAGTCTCTTTCTTATCGGTGGCGTGCCAGACAATGATTATGACCAAGATAAAGAGCCAATCACGTATGGATTTTTAGAAATTGCTGGTGTAAATGATAGTAACCGAAGAATTGGAAAACGTGAAAATTCGGAATGTAAAACAGTTGATGAGCTTAAAAAATGGGGCCAGTCATTGTTTGATAAAGACCGTATTCATGAACCAAAAGTAACGCACACTATTAGCATGGTAGCATTAGAACACACCTTGGAATATGAAGACATGTACGAAGAGCTTTCTTCTTTGCATTTTGGTGATGTAGTACACGTGCGAGCAAAAGAAGTCGATATTGAAGTAACGGAGCGCATGGTGGAATATACTTGGTTTCCGACTTTAGGTAAATTTAAAAATATTGTTTTGGGGAATGATTTATCACTTTACACCTCAACAGTAAATAATCAAACTCAAGAGCTAAAACAAAAAATTGATAATCGGACAGAAACATTAGTACAAAATGTTTTAAATGCAACGGCATGGATTACTGGAAACAGTGGTGGACATGTCGTTTTTCGTCCAGAAAAAGCCCCGTCTGAAATTCTTATCATGGACAAAAACAAAGTAGCTACTGCAAAACGTGTGTGGCGCTGGAACTTAAATGGTTTGGGTTATTCCTCCAACGGCGTGAATGGTCCGTTCGAACTTGCTATGACTTCTAAGGGAGAAATCGTTGCTGATTTTATTAAAGTGGGCATTATTAACGCGAATGTTTTACAAACAAGCTTTAATAATGCAACAGGCGATGTACTAAAATTAGTAGCTGGTGCTTTGCAAATTTGGAACAATAAGAAAAAAATCATGGAATTGACTAAAAAAGGGATGGAATTTTGGAATGGCTCTAGTCATATTGGGACAATTGGTACGAAAGGAAATCCTTTTCCAGGGGTAGTAGATAAAAATGGAAATCCTGTAGTTTCTGATGGGAATTCATTGCTATTAGTCGCAGATAATCCCCAAAAAATTATTGGTTTGTCTAACCAATCAGGAACAGGACATTTAATTACTGGTCCTACACAGTTTTTTGTTGGAAATAATTTTAACTTTTTTGGTCCGAATGGAAGTAAAGCAATTCTGACAGTTGATCGATTGATTGTGGGCGGCAAAGAAGTTATACCTGGTCAAAATGGTGGTGGCGGTTCTGGAGCTGGTACAGGTGGTTATCCATCAGAAGTTACAAGCGATGCAGATAAATTTGCTTGGGACTTATGGAGTTACCTATTAGCTAACGGATACAGCAAAGCAGCTGCTGCAGGTATCCTTGGAAATGTACAAGGAGAAGTTGGTCCAAGTATGAACCCAGATACCGAGCAAATAGGCGGTCCAGCTTACGGATGGGTTCAATGGGATGGTTCAGCATATCCATTGGTAGGCGCACCAACTTGGAATGGCCGAGAATATGTACAACGCTTAATCGCAGCTGCAGGTATCAAACAAGACTATAGGACGTCATTAGCCCAAGCTCAATTAATTAATTGGTGTATGTTCAATGGGCAATGGTTAGGACAAGTAAGTCCATTAACAGTTGATGAATTTAAAGTTGTCAGCTCGCCTAAAACAGCTGCTTATGCGTTTGAATTAAACTTTGAACGTCCAGCTGCAGCACATCCAGAAAGACAAACCTATGCACAAGTATGGTATGACAAATTCAAAGATTTGAAAGCTTCTACTGCAACAGGAAAAGCTGGCATAGAACATTTGGAGACCTTAATGGGCAAATGGCTTGGTAATGGGCAATGTTATGCCGTTCCAGCCGAATATTCTGGTTTTATGGGCGGCTGTGGTTTAGGCGCAGGAACAATTTATGGCTTTTCGCATGTAATTGGTGATACATCATCTGCTGCAGATATTGGTGAAGCATATGATTGGAATGCGGTAGGTTGGCGAGTAATCCAAAATCCAACGTATCAAGATTTAGTAGTAGGAGCAATCGTCAATATTAGACGAGGTGGCCAATGGGGAACAGGTTGGACAGTAGACCCAACATATGGTCACACGGGCGTGATTTACGGCTTAAATAACGGACGTATCCAAACGATAGAACAGAATGCCGAGCAAGGACAAATTGTCGCAAAATATGACCGATTATATTTTGCTAATTCTATTCAATCGATTGTTATTCCACCAAAATAACGAAAGGAGGATTTTTCAATGGTTAAATGGCAAGCAACGCTAAGTACAACCGAACCATACAATTACATTGGGATTCAGAATGTACGACAAGGAAATCGAAACACAGAAGTCTTAGAAGCCATACTAGTTGAAAATGCTTTGCCACTTGATTTAACAGGTTGCGAAGTTTTTTTTGAATCGGTTATTGATAAGAAATATCCAATTCAACGTTCAGCAGAAATTGTGAATGCCAAAAAAGGGATTATTCACTATACCTTTGACGAATATTCTATGCAGTCGTTACACAGACAAGAAGCATATTTCAGTATTCATAAAGGTGATAACCTGATTGGTGCAACGCAAAACTTTTCTTACTTTGTAGTGAATGCTGCTTCGAAAACAGAAGGTGAAATGGGTTCTTATTGGCAGTCCATTGAAGATTTAATCGCGGACATGACCGCTTTTATCAACGAAAATAAGGGCGATTTTACTGATTGGATGAATGCTAGAAAAGAAGAGTTCGAAGCATGGCGAGATGCGCAAAAAACAGATTTCACTTCATGGTTTGAATCAATCAAAGATATTTTAAAAACGATTGATCCTGGCGGTACGATGTTAGCCGAGCTAATGGATGCACGTGTAGACATTCAAGGAGTGCGCCACAATTCGATTTCTGAACGTTTATTGGCAGATATGGAATATTTGTATCAGAAATTAGAAAAACGTTTGTATGCGTTAGAATATGGCGAAATAAGTGACTTGATTATTTTACAAGATGATGCTTTCTCGCTGAATCATGAAACAGAAATTGTTGGAACAGTTGATTATCCTGCGATTGATGGGGCATTGGTTATCGCAACAGTTGATGATACAAAACAGAACGCTTATGTGTTTGAAAAAGTGGGTGAAATAAGTGGTTAAAGTAAAACGAATGATGGAAACCGAAGAAAATGGCGTGGAACGTCAGTTTTATCCTATTACACATGCATCCGCTGTTCGAGGATTAGAAAAAATTATTGCGGGTCAATCAAAAGTATTATCTGTTAATGGATACACTGGGGCAGTAATTATCACTAAAGCAGATTTAGGCTTAGAAAATGCACTGACAGAACTTCCTTATGCGACAGAAGAAACAGACGGTATTATCACTGCTGAAATGTTTCAACGATTGTCAAATGGCGAGGGAGGCGTTTATATTCTTCCAATCGCTACCACAGACGAACTGGGCGGAATAAAGGTTGGCCAACTGTTAGAAATTGCAGAAGACGGAACGTTGTCTGCGGTAAAGCAAACAGATCAAAATTTTACCACTGAACTAAAAGCAAAACTGGAAGAGTTGAAAGGTTATACCGCTGGAGCGAATATCTCTATTTCAGAAGATGGGGTTATTTCAGCAACTGGTGGTGGCGATGGCGGCGGAGTGAATCAACAATATGTTGACCAAAAAGTTCAAGAAGCCATTGACAGAATACCTGATATTACGTTTGAGAAAGTAGGCGAAGTACAATGACAGATATTGTTAAATTAAAACAAGGAGGAATACCGGTATTTCCTCAAACACATTGGAATGCTGTGGAAGGGAAACCAGAAGTATTAAAAGGTGAAAAGGGAGACCCAGGTCCACAAGGTCCAAAAGGAGATAAAGGAGACGTTGGTCCGCAAGGTCCAGCAGGGCAAAACGCAACAACGACAGACGTTGCAACCTCAATAAAAAATGGCTTGATGTCTAAAGAAGATAAAACAAAACTAGATGGATTGCCAGCAATTACGTTTGAAAAGGTAGGGGAAGTGTAATGACAACAGATATTGTTCAATTAAAAGAAAAAGGAAAGTTTAAATATCTGAAAACACACGTTAATGCAGTTGATGGGCTTGAATCGTATCTAAAGAAAATAGATGCGGACAAAGCATATCAAAAAATCACCAAAAAAGAACCGTTGTGGACGGGCGCTTGGTATGGTGCGGCTGCAGGAAGTGGTCAAGTACCTTCTAAGTCTCTATCACAGTGTGAGAATGGTTGGATTTTGCAATGGCAAGAATATACCAAAGAAGGAACTTTGAACGGCGCATGTTATCACTTTTTCGTTATTCCTAAACAGCATGCACAGAACCCAGGTTCTGGAGGCGTTATTTTCCTATTACATGGATACTATACTAATTTAGTACGGAAATATTTATATATTAAGGATACTAAAATTACAGGTAATGATATGAATGCCTCTTCTAGTGATACGGCTGGTTCAGGCAGTAAAATGTTTGCGTTAAGTGCGATTTATGAATACTAGGAGGAAAGAGAACATGAAAATTTGGATTGATGATATTCAAGGTTATTTAGACGGATATTCCACAATGGAACAACCGAATAAAATTGAACTTGAAGTAGAAAAAGAACCAACAGATTTTTTTAATTATCGCTGGGACGGAACAAGCTTAATATACGATCCTGACAATGTGCCAGAACCAGAGCCAGCACCACCAACCGACATTGAAGTATTACAAGCAGAAAATGCGGAATTAAAACAATTGAATTCAAAACTCATGGTTAATGATGTGAATTTAAAAAAAGAGCTTTCAGAAGTAACGAAAAAAGCAGATAATTTTGCGCAAATTAGTGCAAAATCAATGCTTGCTATTAATCAATTAACCAATCAGGTAAAAGAAATTAACGAAAAATTAGCAGAAGGAGTGGAATAAAATGTTTACATTTGATGACATTAAAATGATGTATGACTGGGGCTGTTTTACAGATGAACAAGTTGCAGAATTTGTGCCTAGTTGTATTACAGAAGATGAATTTACTAAAATGACAGGTGAACCGTTTAGCAAAAGCTAGGCGGTTCTTTTGTTAGAGGGATGGAGACGATAACTTGAAAGATGAGCCTTTAATTGAAATCGTCGATCGTTTGGCACGGATTGAAACAAAGTTGGATAATCATGAACAATTAAGAGAGAAAGCAGACATAGCGCTCTCAATGGCCAAAAACAATGAAGGCGATATTGCGGAAATAAAAGAGAATCAAAAGTGGACGTGGCGAACAATTGCAGGAATTGGGGTTTCTGTTGCTGTCTATTTAATCACGAAATACTTAGGAGGAATTTAGAAATGATATTACCAGACAAGTATTACAAAATCATCAAGTGGGGAGTGCTTACTGTGCTTCCTGCAAGTTCTGTTTTGATTGCCACGCTAGGTAAAGCCTACGGTTGGCAACAAACAGATATGGCTGTTTTAACTATCAATGCCATTGCAACTTTTTTAGGAGTAGTAACAGGTGTGTCAGCATATAATTTAAAAGACAAGGAGAAGTAAAAATGAAAAAGAAAATTTTAGTAGGAGCGCTTGTCGCTCTATTTTTTATGCCTGCAGCTGTACTTGCCGCTAAAGGAGATCAAGGTGTGGATTGGGCGATTTATCAAGGCGAACAAGGCCGTTTTGGCTATGCACATGATAAATTCGCTATCGCTCAAATTGGTGGATACAATGCCAGCGGTATTTATGAACAATACACATATAAAACGCAAGTAGCAAGTGCCATTGCTCAAGGAAAACGAGCACATACCTATATTTGGTATGACACTTGGGGAAACATGGATATTGCGAAAACAACGATGGATTACTTCTTACCACGTATTCAAACGCCTAAAAATTCCATTGTCGCATTAGATTTTGAACATGGAGCGTTGGCTAGTGTTCCAGATGGATATGGAGGATATGTAAGTTCAGATGCCGAAAAAGCAGCAAATACAGAGACAATTTTGTACGGTATGCGCAGAATCAAACAGGCTGGCTATACTCCAATGTATTACAGCTATAAGCCATTTACACTAAATCATGTAAACTATCAACAAATCATCAAAGAGTTTCCTAACTCTTTATGGATTGCTGCGTATCCTATCGATGGTGTGTCACCAAATCCATTGTATGCTTATTTCCCAAGCATGGATGGTATTGGCATTTGGCAATTCACATCCGCTTATATTGCAGGTGGTTTAGATGGTAACGTAGATTTAACAGGAATTACAGATAGTGGTTATACAGATACCAATAAACCAGAAACGGACACGCCAGCAGCAGATGCAGGTGAAGAAATCGAAAAAACACCTAATTCTGATGTTAAAGTCGGTGACACAGTTAAAGTGAAATTTAATGTAGATGCATGGGCAACTGGCGAAGCTATTCCGCAATGGGTAAAAGGAAACAGCTATAAAGTACAAGAAGTAACTGGAAGCAGAGTATTGCTTGAAGGTATCATGTCATGGATTAGTAAAGGCGATATTGAACTATTACCAGATGCAACTGCTGTTCCTGATAAACAACCAGAATCTACTCACGTAGTTCAATATGGTGAAACATTATCCAGCATTGCGTATCAATATGGAACAGACTATCAAACGTTGGCGGCATTAAATGGATTGGCTAATCCAAATCTAATTTACCCTGGTCAAGTTTTGAAAGTTAACGGATCAGTAGTAAGCAACGTTTACACAGTTCAATATGGTGATAATTTATCAAGTATTGCAGCCAAACTCGATACTACTTATCAAGCCTTAGCTGCATTAAACGGACTATCAAATCCTAACTTGATTTATCCTGGTCAAAATTTAAAATATTAAAATAGCCCCTCTTTAATGAGGGGCAGTACATATTCTATGGGAAATTGGATATTAGTATCGTACTACTCAACAGGTATTCGGAAATAACTAAAATACTCTAATTTTTTGTGGGGAATTACAAATGTTACAATATAAGTGTAAGCTAATTTGTTAGCAAGTTGGCCTATAAATTTAGATAGAAATTTAGGTAATACAGATAACATTCGGGCTACAGTACTACTAGGAACCCTGTTAATATATTACTAATAAAAAAACTATCTAAATAACTTTCAAAATTAGCTAAATTTTTAGCTGATTTTATTGACCGATTTGATTCTAAAATGCTATAGTTGTTATATAAAGTAAAAAACATATGTGTTAGTTGTTTATACTTTTTAATATTACTTAATTGGTGGATTTATATTTATGATAGGATATCACGGAACAAGTAAGGAATGTGCTGAAAGTATTATAAAATCGCAAAAATTTAATGTAGATACTTTTATAATTTATGGTGATTGTAGAATTAAAAGTGGACAAAGAATGCCTAATGATTTTGGTTCAGGAATTTATATGTTTTTGACAAATGATTGTTATGACGGTATCAAATGTGCGAAAAATTATGCTAATACTTTTAAAGATGTCCCTACAACAGTATTAGAAATAAATATAAAAGATGATTGTATAACTTGTATTGATTTTGAAGATAAAAAAACTATGGATATTTTTAATAAACTAAGAGAAAAAATATATGATCGAATTTATTACAATTATCAGATGTCTGTTAAAGATAGTGGTAGTAAGAAGAGAGCAAATTTAGATGGGTTGTTCATAGAGTACTTAGTTCAATATAAATATAATAACCAAATAGACGCTGTTATGGGATTGAGCTATACTCCTTCATATAATAAACAGAGAAGTATTTCTAATTTTCCAAATGGTAAAGAAATATGTTTGAGGAGTAATGAGTTTATATGTTGGGATAAATGTAAGGAGGTAAAATTATGACTTACAATAAAATAATTTTAGATGAAAGTGTTCTAAATTTAGACACTTGGTTACCGCAAGATGCTATCGATGCCTTAACAGAATTAGTTTATGACGTTAAATTAGACAATAAAGAGGCATATTTTAAAATTTTTAAGTTATCAGAAACATCATTTAAAACGAGTAAACCATTAGAGGTAGAAGGAAATTCATTTTTTAAAGTGGAAAAATTACAATATTCCGAAATTATAAAAAAAAATGACTGTGAATATGATATGATGACACAGGAGGCAGCTTAATGGCTTCAATAATATTTAAAGATTATATTATAGAAAAATCAATTTATAGAACGAATCCTCGTTTTAAAAAACCACACGAAGACTATGGTTTAGTGATTGAAGAAGACATTAGTGCTGAAGTAGGAATAAAAGATGACGAAGGTTATGTAATAATTAACCTTATATTGAATAAAGACGATGATCATCAGTACATCGATAATACACCTTTCTTTTTAGAAGTTGTTATAAGAGGAATATTTTCTCATGAATTTAAAAAAGATGAAAAAGATCATTTAAAAGGTCTTTTAGGCAGTAATGCGTTAGCTATCTTATATCCGTACCTTCGTTCTTATGTATCATTTTTAACAGCAAACACAAATCAATTTCCTACTTATATTCTTCAAGTAGTTAATTTTGCACAGATGGTATCCGAGGAGAAAAAAATAAAATTTATTGGATTTGATGATTGAAAAAATTGAAAACCTACTTCTCTTTGTGAGAGGTAGGTCTTTTTTTGTTTATTCGGGTATAATTTATATATCTATTCGCTTGCCTTTTTTTATTTTTTGATGTAGATTTTATCTTGTTGTTATAGTCTATTTTGCTAATTTGGATTAAAATGATATTATGCCAACCCTTGTGAGTTCTAGTCTGTCTAAATATGGTGTCGTAGAAAAATTACACCGTGAAACTAAATAATTTAGTTAGACAGAGCCTAGAATCCTTGTTGTGTAAGGGTCTAGGCTTTTTATCTATTGATTCATTACATGTTCATTTGTAGATGGAATGTAGAGGGAGGATTACCCAAGTTTGGCTGAAGGGGACGGTCTCGAAAACCGTTAGGCGAGTAACATCGTGCAAGGGTTCGAATCCCTTATCCTCCGTACCGAGAAGCAGTTGAGTTATTAGTTGCAAATAAAACGACAGAGACGTACACTTAAAGTAGAAAAATACTTAAGAAGAGGTGTCTATTATGTCAAACTATGAAGAAAAAGAAGCGCAAGCATTAGCAAAAATTGCAGACATTTTGAATAAATTGGATGCAAGTTTAGAAGAGTTGGACTCGCTAGATGAGGATACAAAAAAACATAGTATGAAGAAATGGATTGTTGAAAAAAAAGCCATTCATGAGATTAAAAAAATTGCACACGAAGCTGGTAAGTATGACAAGTATGATGAAAAAGAATTAGAAAAAGAAATGGATCTGTTGGAAAAGTTTATGTAAAAAAGCGCTAGCTTTTGTTCAACAGTTATTTAATTTTGAGTCTAGAATTAATCGTTTTGATTTTTTCTAGGCTTATTTTTTATGAAGTAAGCAAATCGTATCGGGAGAGGTATTGAATTAAGAAATAAAGCATGTATTGATTCAGAAAAAAAGTTGTAGTAAAATGTTCGTCACAACTACTTTTCTTATAATTTCATAGAAGGAAAAGTTGGAATAATGAATTGAGAAGAGTCGATTTTTAGGAGATGATTTTAGGTGACTTTTTATCAATTATTGCAGTTAGATCCATTTATTTTAAAACAAAAAATTCATCAAGCGGACACTAAAAAACAGCGGAGATATTTTTGGCGCGCCTTGTTAATAAGGGATATCTTATTAGTTTCGTTTGCGATTTTATGGGTGTCGACGATTACTTTTTTCTTTGGAAAAGCTGTAGCGCCTTTTTCAATTGTATTATTTTGTTTGCTGTTGAGTATCCGTTTCGTCTCATATGGCTACAGGGAAAAACAGGCCTTGCCTAGTTTAGGAATCGTGTTAACAATTCTAGGTGTTAGTCCACTAATTTCACTGATTTCTGTATCATTTTTACAATTGGGTCTTCATTTTATCTGCTTGCTGGCATTGTTTTTCTTAACTGGTAAAAACCCTAAAATGGGTAATCCTGGCTTGTATACGTTCTCCTACTTATATTTAGTTGGCACGGTTCACTATCAATCGTTTCAGCAATTAGAACAAACTTTCTTTGTATTAGTGTTTGCCTATTTACTTTTAGCTTTTGTTTATCATGTGAAACATAAAAAGTTGGATCAAGAGATTACTTTTATACAGATGGTTACAGAAAATGGTTTTTTTAATCAAAGAAATATTTGGTTTGGTTATTACGCTTTAGGCATTAGCTTATTACTTTTTATAGGAACGCACCTTCAGATTGACCGCTTTATGTGGGCAACATTTGCTAGTTCGTCATTATTTTCTGGGTATGATACGTTTAAATTGTCTGAACGAGCAAAAGAACGAATAATAGGGGTCGTTATTGGTTCTCTAGTATCGGCTATCTTGTTATTTTATATACCAACGAACCTACTTGGTATTTTAGGAGGACTTTGTTTAGGCTTATGCACATCTTATAAAAGTAAAACGATTTTTAATTGTGTTGGTGCTATCATGGCAGCTTCTATGATATTTGGGCTAGAAACAAGTCTTTACTTAAGAATTTTGTTAAATATGTTGGGGCTAGCTTACGGTTTGCTTTATCATTTTGTCTTTGTAAAAACTATGTCCTATTGCAATCGCAAGCAGTGGCTGAAATTTTCTGAATAAAAGGAGCCTAACATTCTTTCTTGAAAGAATGTTAGGCTCCTTAGACATTACTTTAACTATAGAGAATGGGGAAAGTTTCATTTTAGCGTATATTCCATATATGCTATTAATCAATGACCAACTGCTATATCCAATGTCGCAATTTTTGCTGAGTCAGTCGGTACAAGGTCTAGTTCCACTTCGTCAAACTGATTGCCATCAACTGGTATCCCAAAGTAAATGGTAGATGGTCCACTTCTACTTTTATAGACTATTATCTATTAGTATACCTAAATTTCTATTTAATTCGTAATGACTGACCAGGATAAAAAACAGAAGTTTCAATGCCTGGGTTTAATGCTAATAATTCTTCTAAGGTTAAACCATTTCTTTCGGCTAACTGTCGCCCACCTTCACCACTTCGTACCGTATCGTATATAGGTTGGTCTGATTTAGAATTTTGTATTTGTTCACTAGAATCAGAGTTTTGTGGTGGTTGCTGTTCAGATTGTTCAAAAACTTGCTGAGTTTGATTATTTCTTTCAATTAATTGTTCCAACGTAATATTACCTAGATAAGTGTATATTTGTCCATTAACAGTTAAAGTACCATCATTATTTTTCGTTACTGTTCGGGGCGTATTATTCAAAAGAAACGTCATTATTTGATTACCATTCTCATCCACAGAAAAACTTACATTTTGAAGAGGAACATTCGATTGAGTTATGCTAGTGAGTGTTCCGTCAGCATTTATAAAAAATAAGTTATCACTTTGAGGAATACCCCAACCGCCTATAAAATCAGCTAAGCTAACTTGTGGTAGCGGTTCTTTAGTAGTAGATGAAGAGGTAGATTGGTTTGTTTCAGATGAGACGTTTTGATAATTAGAGCTGGTTTCTTCCGTTTTATCTTTTTGAGTAGAAGAATCAATACTTTTCTTTGTGTAAGGTTTCAAAACTAGTTTTGTTTGGTTATCAGAATTGTTTGTCTTAGTAGGAGTGAAAAGTAGATTTTGCTTTTCTTTTTTTATCTTGTAAGCTACTTCTTTTCCTTCATTTTCCCAACGAATTTGATTGTTTTTTAGATGGTATTTGACTTTGTATTCTATTTTATTTGCAATTTGTTTACCTAATTCTTCGCCTGCTTTTTCCAAATCATTTTTTGCAGTTGATGTGTGTTCATCTGTATTGATTTTGAAAGTAGCGGTATCTTCGCTGAATGATACAATCATTACTACTTCATCAACGTTGGAGTTTACGGCCCACTCGTTTGCCATCAGCTCTTTTGTGGTCACTTTATTTCTGCAAGAAGTAAGGGTCAGTAAGGATAAAAAAACAATCAACCCCAGCAAACTTTTTTTCAT